CCACCATTATCAAGCTTGCGCCGAAGAGCATCATTTTCAGCTTTCGCATCAGCCAACTCCTTCGTGTATTTAGCATCGAGTACATCAGCAGCACGCTGGCGTTGCTGCATGTCAGTAATGGTGGCGGTCGCCTGCTTCAGCTCACTGACTTTTTTATCACGCTGTTCTTTGTAGGCGATGGCGTTATCACGGTAATGATTGACCGCCCACGACAGGCAGACGATGATGCAGATAACCAGAGCATAAATAATCGCGGCGACTCTGCTCACTGATCTATCCCCCAACAGGCTAATGCGCTTTCCTGGTCACGACGAATAACCTGTCCATAGCAGTTATTTGAACGTATGCGGCAATCGCGCCCACCATCTTTTATCCACCAGCGAATCGCCTCGCATGCACCCTTACGATCACCGGCATTCAGCCGCTTATAAAACGTCGACGGGAAACACTTACCGGGGCCAATGTTATAGGGACAAAATGACGCTATACCCGCTTTCTGTGGTTCGGTCAGTGGTACTTTAATATTGCGCTCCACCCATGCCAGCGCCTTATCACGTTCAATAGCGTTAACCTGGTCGCATTTTTCCTTCGACAGCTTCATTCCCGGTATGACGGGCTTACCATCCACCATTGTGGCACCACGACAGATGGTCCATATACCGGAACCATCGCGGTATGCCGTAGTGTGGTTACCCTCTTTTTCATCCAGAAACTGGTCAAGTATTTGAGGAGCAGACGCGCCTGCAGCAATCAGCGCCAGAACAGCAGCTGACAGGCCGTATTTGATTTTTGCGCTCATGGATATTTATCAGGATGCTACCAATGAAAGATACTGGAAAGCCAACTGCAAAAAGCTAACAACCCGTAATCGAGTTATCAGAACTGTTAATTTTTATGGTATACCGCGCCTCTGAACAGGGGCGCGTTTGTGGCAACAGCTCGTCCCCTTCACATAACCCGGCAGCAACATCCAGGAAGACCTGTCTGATGCTCCTTCTGGCTGCTGCCTCATAAAACTCCAGCGCGGCACCTTCAACACGGTCCAGCGAGATGTCCAGGTCAAAAATTTCACCGTCAAAGCGTTTTTTGTCCCGTAACGCTAAAGTTACCGTAACTTTATTCTCAAAATTGCGGATCCCTTTCACAATCACTTCATAGTTTTGAGTCATTGAATTACTCTCCCCGTGCAGCCTTACGCTTGTCTTCTTTAATCTTGAAATAAAGATTTGTCAGATACGTCAGCAGGCCAAACACCAGACTACCCAGCACACCTATTGCCGCCCACTGTGAGGGCGTGACTTTATCGAGCAACTGTAAAAACCAGTACCCGGCACTACCTGCTGAGGTGCCATAGGCGACACCCGTTGTTAACTTATCCATGGATTTCATAACCCCACCTCGCAGATGCGGGTGCTGTGTAATGGAAATAAAAAGGCCACCTGACGTGGCCACCAGATTATTTCCCCACCATCTCGTTTATCTCTTTCACTGTCTGGTTAAACCGCTCTGACTCAAGCTCAACACCTAAGGCCCGACGCCCCAGCGCCATTGCTGCTTTTATTGTGGAACCGGATCCCATAAAAAAATCAGCAACCAGATCACCAGGTCGACTACTGGCATTGATTATTTGCCTGAGCATATCCGCCGGTTTCTCACACGGATGTTTACCCGGGTAGAACTGAACGGGTTTATGCATCCAGACATCGGTATAAGGCACGGAGACTGATACGGAGAAATAGCGCCGGAGAGATTTAAACTCATCCAGCAATTCAGAATATTTGCGATTCAGTGAATCATAAGATGCCACCAGCTGGTGGTGTGGTTGTTCCAGTTGTTGTTCCTGAAACTTCTCTGCCGCTATACGGGAAAACAGTGCCTGTAACTTCCGATAGTCAGCCTCATTCGGCAACTGCCACTGACTGGCACCAAACCAGTGGGAAACCATATTTTTCTTACCTGTGGCTTCGGCAATTTGTTTTGCCGTTATACCCAGTTCGGCACGAGCATCCCTGAAATACGATATCAGCGGTGCCATTATGTGCTGTTTGAGTTCCCTTTCTTTTGCCGCATAGCCGTCACTTTTGCCGCGATATGGCCCCTGGTAATGTTCAGCAAACAGAACGCGCTCTGTGGCAGGAAAATATGCACGCAGACTTTCTTTATTACACCCATTCCAACGTCCGGACGGCTTCGCCCAGATGATATGGTTAAGCACGTTGAAACGTTCACGCATCATGATCTCAATATCAGATGCCAGGCGATGCCCACAGAACAGGTAAAGGCTTCCGGCAGGTTTTAACACCCGCCAGAACTGGGCCAGACAGTGGTCCAGCCACTTAAGGTAATCTTCGTCCCCTTTCCACTGATTGTCCCAGCCGTTGGGTTTCACCTTGAAGTACGGCGGATCGGTAACAATCAGGTCAATGGAATCATCAGGCAGGGACTGAATAAAATGCAGGCAATCAGCGTTGATTAAATCAACACTGTTTATTTTTACAGTATTTTTCATGGATCAGTAAGCGTAACTCTGGTAGGCTCACTCTGCTTTTGCGCTAAAGCAGTGGGCCGTGGTTCGCTTGTGACCAGTAAGCATGAGCGAATGGCTGGCAGGTGCTACCAACACCCACCAGCCGCCCATTTTCACAGCAGGAAACCGCCATTACTGGCAGCGTCTGAATTTATTCCCGTACCCGCCGTTATCCTTCGCCAGCCCCGCCAGAACTAACTGAGTCAGTATTAACTGGCACCGGGCTTCGCTTACTCCGGTAGTTCTCGTCATCATGCGTGGCGTTACCCACTTGTCAGCAGGTAAGAAATGAAGGACTGCTGCGGCGGTTTCTGTCATATCTTGCTGTTTTAGCATGTCTTTTTCCCTTCTGGTTAACATGACATACCAATAACTCTTGTCTAAAAAGCCAGCAAGATAAAAAGTCAGTATTCACGACCACCAGCGTGTTTACTGTACTGCACCAAGTTTACAGGTACAAAAAACCCGCTCAGTGGCGGGTTGCTATCACAGCTATATATTTACTTATTATGCCGTTACTAACATTTATCTTCGGCATATAATCGAAAACAAGGTTTGCTTAAAACTCTGCTTTCATTTTATCCGGGAATTTTTTATTTGCAGCATAATAACTACCAAGTATATAAGCGTTCATTTGCTGCTCTACATCAACCCGACATGCAGCACTAGAACAAGCACCACTGATAAGCCCAAAAGAACTCCCTTTAGCAGAGAGATCAGCTTTAATTTCCTCTACAGTGTTTTTCCCCATAGCAACTACACACCCTGTAACAATATATCTAGCCTTCACATCATCCATGCTAAGGATAGTGGTTTTCGCAATTTTGCTGTATCCATCATTTTTATAAACATCCATGGCAAACGCACGGCAATCTGTATAATACGGACTTGCTTTAACTTGCGAATACTCAGGTAATTTCATACCTGCACAACCGACTAAACAAAAACCTATCGCTGCTATTAATACCTTTTTCATTACACTCATAACCTAGAAGCATCATTGAAACTAATTTATTAAATATTCATCGAGTTTCTGGAATACAGACGTTACCCATCTCTCCAAAATCTAAAAGATAATAAGAAAAAATGTTTAACGTACCAATCCATTTCATAGTTTCATGAGACATCAGGCACAAAAAAACCCGCTCAGCGGCGGGTTCTTAAATCTTATCAACGGTAGACATACAAAGCCCATCGTTGGGAAAATCTTATCCATATTTTTTGAAAAATGCAAGCATCATGTCGCCATCTTCGGCGAAAATCATTTATCTTGTCACTTTTCTCAATTGTGTCTCTGCATATGCTTCTTCCTGCCAGCACTTTGTAACCAGTTTATCAATGATATCTGCATATCCTTTGTACCACTGATAATCCGTCAGGGCAGGTACCAGCTTCTGGACATGATGCCGCGCCAGTGTGGTTGGTAAACGGCTAAACCGGTTACCATTGCAACGCCCACAAATCTTATAAACAGGCGTACCATGAAGCCGGGTTCTTTTTTCATCCAGGACAATACCTTTACCCTTACACCCTCTGCACGCTGTGCTGACTTCTCCCTTACCATGACAATGCTGACATAGTTCCTTCACCCACTCTTCCTTGATAACAGATTCCCCGCTTCTGGAGTGTTTCACCACCTCGCGCAATACATTATGAAATCCAGTACCAGCACAATGCTCACAGCGAGCCTTACTTGCCGCAGACCTGGAATAATCAACAAAGGCAAAATTCACAAGGTAAGGGATGATCTGTAACCGGGTTTCTTCACTCAATTTATTCAATGTCGGGTTATCCAGTGCCATCGCGTAATTGAGCAGACCTTCAATCGCAAACTGAGGATCCTGAACACCAACTTTTGCCAGGAATAAGGCAAAACCCAGTGGTGCTTTCGACTGCACCATCCCCTGCGCAGCCATTACATCCGTAATTGTTAAACCACCAGAGCCTGTCGCCGGTGCGTCATCACTCAGTTTTGGAGATTTTGGGGAGTAATATTTTGGTAAGGCTTCAAGGTTCATGCTCGTTCTCCACTTACGCCAGTACGCCTATTGCCAGCGCACGATCGATAAAACGAAATATCAGCTCCAGCTGGGAGCCATACTTCTCTTCAAATGTCACGGTATCCGCATGCAGCTCGTCGTGATGCTTTCTGCACAAAGGCAACACAAAGAGATCATGCGCTTTTGTACCCATTCCACCCTGACCGTGGCCTATCAGGTGGTGGGGATCATCAGCTGGCTTTCCACAACATGCGCACGGCTGCGTCTTAACCCAGCGCGTGTACTTTTCATTAACCCAGCGGCGACGTTTGGGGCGTAACATAAAAGACTCCGGCGACTCCGGATCCACTTTCAGCGCCAGCACCTTTTTCGCTTTATCCTGGATGATGCTGGTGGCAGGAACCGAAGGCACAAGGTCACTTTCCCGGGTGACAGACGGCACAACAGGCTTCGGTAATCTCAGTGCCTTACGGGCTGCACTTTCCGGTAAGGCATCCGCCAGGTCATTACGAATCAGCCACCAGCACAGTTCCGGCATTGTCACAACGTGACTGTCATCAAAACCGAGATCCCGACGCACAACAGACAACACCCAGCGGGCACAGTTATCCGTTGCCATTGATTCCAGCCGTTCCGTGAACTGATCGCGCAGCTGGTTATCGCAGTGCCAGCACAGACGGATTGCACCCGGAGCGTGTCGCATTGTGGTCATGTTCTCGCTGTGCCAGTCGGAATGAGGCCACTGGCAGCCTTTTTCACGAAGTAACCAGCTTTCAAGACATTCCACGCCACCAGCACGACGGATCACTGCCTCATTGCGGAACACGGCCCGAACGGCAGGATCATCCGCCAGCGGTTGTGATGCCGCCGGAACGGCACCACTGGCGAAAGATGAATAACGTTCCGGCTCAGGCTCCAGCAGGACACGCCCCTGCATAAACAGGGGCATCAGCTCTGAACCTGGCCTGAACAATACGATCCCCATACGCGGGGCAATTTCAGGGGTCAGTAGTGCTCTCACGGTCACCTCAATGAACGGTATCGAGCAGCTTTAACAGCTCAGGGAATCGGGATTCGAAGAAATGCGGCTGTGTCTCGCGCGGATTTGCGGGACTGGTGATGTTCTTGCCGAACATGCAGCCTTTCGCTGTCAGCGACCAGAATTTTTTGATGTTGTTAATCGCGGTACGGCTGTATCGTTCGCGCTGCTCGACGATCCCCAGCTTCACCATCTGGTGATATGCCTGATTAGCCGTCAGGCGGATACCATACTGTTTCAGCAGTGCACTCAGTGACAGTGTCGGGCGACTTGAGCCATCGTGTGCATCAGCAGGAGCATCAATGGCATAGCGCGGTGCCAGATTCGGTAAGCCAACAGCCTCCTGGAGTTTCTGACAGGCACCAAGCACAGATGAGTTAGACAGGTTTAATTCCCGACGCATAAAGTCCAGCAGAATCACACCAGCCTGCATCTTGTCAGCAGCCTGTCCGGATAATTTTTCCGGTGTGCTGGTTACCATGTCGAAAGTACGGATCACCTTCAGATGGAATGACGGGCTGATCCACATTGCATAGGCATACACCAGTTCCTTGCAGACATAAGTTCCCCGTTCATTTCCCCCATGAATCACACTCACCGGGTCAACACCCAAATTCTGGGTGTTGGTCAATTCATGAACAAGTTCAACAGTTTGTTGGCTGGAAAGAAACTTTCCTGGCTCCTTGGTTCTGGCATTTGCACCAGATGCTACTGCTGCGCGATGCAGATCGTTCAGGCTGTAACGCCCATAAACATCACGACGAACTTCAATACCATCAATAACCATCAGATTATTCATACTTCGTTTCTCCTCTTAATCAGGCGGCTGCACCCGCCGGTTTCTCATACTTACTGATAGTGATCTCGACCTTCCCTTTCGGGATAACCGGTCCCCACTCCACCAGCATTCTTTTCACCTGTCTGTCGTCTTCCCACACACCCGCGTGGGTCAGGGCGTCAAACAGCGCCTTGTTATAGTTGTCCAGATCGCGGATCCGGTTATCCGGAGGAAACAACACGATCTCCACTGAAGCAGGTGCCGACGTTGGTTTTGGCAGACGACGTAACTGCTCAACTATTGCTGCGCACGCCGCGCTCTGAAATTTTCGCCCCGCCGCGCTTATCAGGCTCTTACCAGAAAATGCCCCTTTGTTGGGGTGTCGCCAGTACGTGTTCACGCTGGGCGGGAAAGGCAGGATCAGCTTCATACTTTCAGGCCTCTCTCATGTAACCAGTGAGTTGCACGCAGCCTTGCGTTTTCCTCACCGGCAAGCAGTGAGCGGATAATCCCGACCGCCTCGCTGTCGTCGTCCTTCACCGCGGTATGAAGCGTGATCCCCCGGGCCACACCACGCTTTATCGTGATGACGCCTTTTTTCTCCAGTGCGCGAAGATGCTCCACCGCTGCATTCACCGAACGGTATCCCAGCATGGTTGCCACCTCCTGATTGGTTGGCGGAAAGCCACACTCTTGCTGGTAAGAAATCAGCATATCCAGCACCTGCTGCTGGCATTGAGTTAACGTCGTCATGCCGCCATCTCCCTGACAAGTTTTTCTGCCTGCTGGCGAACCTGCGCCAGAAAGGCCTCACCACATGCCTCAAGTTCATCGCGCCCGATGTAGCTGATTGCCGGTCCCTTCCAGGTCTTGTCGAAAACAGCAATAGCACCAGCGAAGAAAGCGCCTGTCGGCACCTGCTTCTCATCCTTCGGGATAAACCAGGCAGGCAGTTCAAAACCAATACGCCCGCGAATAAAAGCAATATGATCTGCATCTTCCGGCCACCACACTTCGCTGGTGGCAGCTTTGATCAGGAAAACATAGCGCCCGCCTTTATCACGCATGGCACTGGCATGCTTCATGATGTAACGCATGCCGGTGATGTATTGCCCCTCATGCTGACTGGCGCGGCTGTATGGGGGATTACCAAAGGCAGCACCTTTAAGCTCCGCAAGGCGTTCTGACCAGTCATGCGCCAGCGCGTTGTCTTCCGCCGTGTAATACGCAGCACATTTGGCGTTATCACCGTCAGTGAACAGATCCAGAACAAACGGGCCAAACAGGGTGTTAATTCCCCAGAAAATGTTGTCCGGCGTGCGCCACTGATCGCCCACTTCCTTCAGTTCATGGGCTGGTTTGTTCCGCAGTTCCACCAGCGCCTGGCAATATTTATTACTCATTAAGCCCCCACGTAATTCCCTGAGAGATACCACTCTTCACCTGATGCAGCCCGCTTACTGCTTTTCCGTAAACACCGTTCACGACGCGCCAGAAAATTGTTTCGTTCTGGCTGGGAGTGGCTTTCACGGAATGCCGCCATCCACACCGTTGCAGCACGACGGTATAAGCCCCTGGACTCCAGTTCTTCCGCCTGGCGGGTCAGGCACAAAATCACCCGCGGGTCGTTAGTGCCGACATAGAAATTGCGCACAGGTCTGGTTTCACGAACTGGTTGTGGTTCCGGATCCTGCGCTCTCTCAGTCAGGCGCGGGAAATGTCTGTGTGTATCTCCTTCACAACGGTGAGCCACACGCCCACTCTGACGTAACTTGCTTGCTGACTGCAGAACGCGCTGCCGTGAGTAACCTGCAAAAGCATCCGCAATGTCTCCGGAAGTACAGCCCGGATGGGCTTCAATGAATTTCTGAACGTCATTCAAAAGACTCATGCTCACCCCCTGAATCCTGCCGGGATCTGGCTGTAGTCCACATTGTCGTAACTGGCTTTGAAGTACGGGTCTTCGCGTTTTTCTGTGTACGTGCTGACGGACGGCGATAAGCGCAGGGAAAGCTCATCCCATTTTTCCCGCAGCTTCGACGGGCTGAGCACGTTACGGCACCAGAACGGATCGCGGCTGACGCGGCTGTACATCTCGCAGATTTGTTTGTGAGTACGACCATCCTGCACACACATCAGGCGAATTTCGTTTGCCCAGGCTGTCCAGTTGGGTTCTTTGGGACGAACCACCTCGCCGTCACATTCGGCGGCATGCTCGTACAGGGCGATGATTTTTTTCCAGAGCCACTGTGCGCAGGTCAAATCATCCTGCGTCCCCCACTGGCGCTTTTTAGGGCTGAATACAACCGCATCAGGATGGCGAGTTAAAAAATCCTGTTCAGCCGTCTGCGTGTCCGGTTGCGAAGAGTCCGGACGAGAAGGTTTTTTATCTGACGGATCATGTTTTGATTTTACTGACGGATCCCCGCCAGATTCTGACGGGTGAAAACCCGCTTTTTTGCCAGATTTCGACGCATCAAATTTTGACGGGTCAGATTTTGATGCGTCAGATTTTGACGGGTCAGAATCTGACAGTTGAGAAAATGCCGCTGCCTGAAGCTTCGCAACGTTAAGCTGATAAACATTCGACGCATTGCGGTTACCCTGACGACGCGCCTTACGCGTTAACCAGCCTTCTGCTTCCAGCCGTGCGATAGCCGTTCTGACGGTACTCATCCCCGCGCCAATCTGGCGGGCAATGGTTTCAATCGATGGCCAGCACACACCTTCGTCATTACTGAAATCAGCCAGGCGGGCCATAATTGCCACGCTGGATAATTTCATGCCTGACGCTGCGCAACCATCCCATACATAGCCGGTTAATTTAGTGCTCATGACCGACCTCTATTTCCCTGAATTTACGACGAAACTGTTCGAGCGGACTGAAGCACTCATGCTCATAGCCTTCGCGGAGGTAGATAACCCGTTGTGTTTCCGGTTCCCAACGAATGACTCTGACGGGCACTCCGTAGTGATCTTTGAACCAGCGGTTAACTTGTCGCAAAGGACTGTCTCCTTCTGCCGGTTGAAATCCCCCACAGCCCACTCTGCAAAGCTGTGGGTTACAATTTCCCTGTCACCTGGTACATTCACTGCATAGCAATATTCCACCTTCGCTTTTCCACCCGGTACAGGAAGCGCAATCAGTTGCGAGCGACGGTAGTGTGTTGTTAAACTGTTCATGCGTTAGTTTCTCCACAACCAGAAGCAATCGACGCCACGACGCCCGGAGCTGCACACTCGCGGGCGTCATTACTTTCTGAAATGCAAAAGATTTTGTAGACCAGTGCTGCATGCTCCTGCAGCTTCGAAATTGAGAGATACAGCTCGTCGTTAATTGCTGTCTTCTCATGCGGTTCCACTACACCGTCTTCGATTGCTGAACGAATCTGTTTTGAATAACTGCCGATCTGTTCAATGACTTCCAGCAGACGCTGGTTAATATCGGCGTTGTCCACATCCTCGACGTCAGGAAGCGACACAAAGACGCCATTTGCAGACTGCGCCACAGCATCAGCAATGAAGTGAGTGCCACCAGCACGCTGTAAAACCATTGCCCATCCCAGCGGGAAAATCTGATCGCCATCTGCACGAAGGCGGTTGAATAAAGCGTTTTCTGTTACATCGAGCCAGTCAGCCGCTTCAGCGTAACCACCCGGCAACGCCGCGATAGTTTTTCTGACAGCTTTCACGTACCACTCAGGCTGTTTTTCTATTTTCCAGTGATGCTTACCCACGATTAGCCTCATCGTTCTGTGGTTAAAAATTGAAAGTGTTCTGCTAATCTTTCGGATAGATATCCGGTCTTAAGTCAGATTTCGTAATTGCACCTGACGTGCATTGCTCAAGTTTTTTAGCCAGCACAAAACTGGCTTTTTTATAGCCATTGAAAACCAGCCGTAAGTAGCCAGGAGTTGAGCCAACTTTTCCGGCCAACTCGCCCTGCTGTTCTTTGGTTAAAGAGTCCCAATACGCTTTCATACAATATGTACCTCCGGTGTACATATTACATGATTAAAATGAACCTTCAAGATACTTGTACCTTAACGGTACAAGGGTTTTAATTTCGTTATGAAAACAATCCATGACATCCGGCGGTCTAACGCCAGAAAACTGAGAGATGGTGTTGGAGGGAATTCTTCCTTTGCCACTATGATTGATCGCGAGCCAACCCAGACCAGCAGGTTTATGGGAGATGGTGCTACTAAAAATATCGGTGACAGCATGGCACGACACATCGAAAAATGTTTCGACCTGCCTGTCGGATGGCTCGATCAAGAACACCAGACAACGAACATCACAAAAAAACCTGATGTTTCAATCACTAATAAACAAATCACATTAGTCCCTGTCATATCATGGGTACAGGCCGGAGCATGGAAAGAAGTTGGATATTCTGAGGTTGATTTGAGCACAGCAGAAACGTATCCCTGCCCTGTACCCTGTGGGGAAATGACTTATATCTTGCGGGTGATAGGTGATTCAATGATTGATGAGTACCGCCCGGGAGACATGATTTTTGTCGATCCTGAAGTACCTGCCTGCCACGGTGACGACGTTATTGCATTGATGCACGATACAGGTGAAACCACCTTCAAAAGGTTGATAGAAGATGGGACACAGCGTTATCTCAAAGCGTTAAACCCAAACTGGCCTGAGCCTTACATTAAGATCAACGGTAATTGCTCTATAATTGGAACTGTGATTTTCTCAGGAAAACCAAGAAGATACAAAATCAAAGCCTAATCAATGTTTATGAACCTGCTTCGGCAGGTTTTTTTATACTTGACAATGTACCTATGAGATACATAATGTACCCAAGAGAAACAACAAACAGGCAGGACGCCCACGAAGTAGCCGCCTGGGGCATATGAAGTCCAGGATGATTCGTTAGCAACAAAAAAGCGCCCTACAGGACGCTTAGCTCTTTAACAATCTGGATATCCACAACAGTAGTAATCTACAGATTGCCGTTAAGTTTTCTGGACAACTCCTCAATGGATGGAGGCGATACGTAATCCGGATTTTTATTCATCAGAAACTTATTTTCACAGTGGAGGCACCTGCTTTTATGAAAAAGCTCATCTTCGCTAACCGGGAATGGTTGAAGTATCGATACTATCTTTTGTCCAAAACATTTTGGGCAAAGATGCATGGTTATGCTGCCACCGTTCACGATTACCTCCTTCGAGTATACAAAAGTACCCGACTCAAGTTGGTTAAGGATATAGCCTTCCGTCTGAGCCTCAAAGTTTTCGAATTCTGCAATTTTAGCTTTGAGAGAAGCATTTATTTCTTGATAAGAGCCCACCAGTTCAACGAGAGACACGCATTCGCGCTGAATAGACGCAAGCTTTGAGTTCAGCTCACCAATAGCCGCATTTACTTCAGCTTGAGTTTTTGCCTCGTTCATTAGTTTTGCAATCTGGGCTGTTTCACGAATAGCCGTCATTGCTGCCGTTAATTCAGCGATCACATTGAATACTCTTATTGTTGTTGGGGATATCCAGATTAACCGAATCCTTGTTGTTGGGGAATAACCAGGTCCACCTCGCCTGATGTGGCTAAAAGCAGGCACATAACAGCTAAGTATTTTCAACCAGAGAGAATCCTTAGCGTTGTGGTGAATGCGGCTCAGCGCACGCGGGTTAAGGTTGAGGCTGACAGTCGACCTTCTGTGGATACCCACCCGCCTGGTGTGCAACCTTCGCCAGGCACCGGGAGGCACCCGGCACCACAACTTTATGCTGTGTGTAGTCCTGGCGGTACCAGCTTGTACCCTTGCTTCCGGCTGGTACCGTCCTTTTTACAAAACAGAGAAGAGCATCACCGGACGACGGGCTCATAACCCAATCCATCCGGGCGGCTGCCACCACAGGTGTTCTTCTCTGTTTTGTGGAGAAACTAATCGGCCTTGCAGGGTCGATATGATGAGGAGCAGCAAAATGGCTAGCGAACGCAGTACTGATGTGCAGGCATTTATCGGGGAGCTGGACGGCGGCGTATTTGAAACCAAAATCGGCGCAGTTCTCAGTGAAGTCGCTTCCGGTGTGATGAACACGAAAACCAAAGGTAAGGTCTCACTCAACCTGGAAATCGAACCATTTGATGAGAACCGTGTGAAAATCAAACACAAACTCTCATATATTCGCCCGACTAACCGCGGGAAAATTTCCGAAGAAGACACCACCGAAACGCCGATGTATGTCAATCGCGGTGGTCGCCTGACTATTCTGCAGGAAGACCAGGGACAATTACTGACTCTTGCCGGTGAACCTGACGGAAAACTCCGCGCAGCAGGTCGTTAATATCGTTCGTAATAAACTGATTATTTATCTCATCACTGAATATCTTTATATAGTGAGGACTTATTATGTCTCAGAACTTAGACGCAACCGCAATTAATCAAATCCATGCCCTTATTTCTGCTCAGGGTGTTAATGAAATTATCAGTAAGATTGGTGCCGATGCTGTGGCATTGCCTGAGAATTTCCGCATTCATGATCTGGAAAAATTTAATTTAAATCGCTTCCGTTTCCGTGGTGCACTTTCCACTGCCAGCATCGATGATTTTACCCGTTATTCTAAAGATCTTGCAGATGAAGGCACCCGCTGCTTTATCGATGCCGATAATATGCGTGCCGTCAGTGTGCTTAACCTGGGTACTATTGATGAGCCAGGTCACGCAGATAACACTGCCACTCTCAAACTGAAAAAGACAGCACCGTTCTCTGCTCTGTTGTCTGTTAACGGCGAGCGTAACTCCCAGAAGTCACTGGCAGAATGGATCGAAGACTGGGCCGACTACCTTGTGGGCTTTGATGCTAATGGTGACGCCATTCAAGCAACAAAAGCGGCTGCGGCAGTCCGTAAAATCACGATTGAAGCAAACCAGACCGCTGATTTTGAAGATAATGACTTCAGCGGCAAACGCTCCCTGATGGAGTCTGTCGAAGCGAAGACCAAAGACATTATGCCAGTGGCATTTGAATTTAAATGCGTTCCGTTTGAAGGTCTGAAAGAACGTCCGTTTAAATTACGCCTCAGCATTATCACTGGCGATCATCCTGTACTGGTTCTGCGCATTATTCAGCTGGAAGCGGTGCAGGAAGAAATGGCTAACGAATTTCGTGATCTGCTTGTTGAGAAATTCAAAGACAGCAAAGTAGAAACCTTTATTGGTACTTTCACCGCCTGATTTCATTACTGCAAATGCCCCTGCGGGGGCATTTATGGAAACGTAATTAACTCAATAATCACCGGATGGTGAGGGCTTCCTTTTACCAGAATTCAGCGCGGTGCAGTGCATATACGTGGAGAA